GTAAAGCGTTATCCAAATATAAATTTCATTATCTATGGCCCACCGAATTAGCAGGAATTCCTGTTGATTGGTCAAGTGATGCAGTACAAGAATATACTGTAACATTTGCATATGATTATTGGACTCATATTAGTTAATATTAAAGTAGTAAAATGAATGGCTTTCGCAGTTACAGACTTCAAATCGGGATTAGTAAAGGGAGGGGCTCGTCCTTCCCTTTTTTCAGTTGAATTTTCTTACCCTTCCCCTATAGAACCACACAAAATTGGTACTAATAATGCTTCGGAGTTATTAGTTAAAACTGCATCTATTCCTGCCAGTACTATCGGAACATACGATGTATATTATCACGGCAAAACAATAAAAGTTGCTGGTGATCGTACTTCAGATTTAACATGGGAAACTACTATAATTAATGATGCAGATTTCGGTATTCGTTCAAGATTAGAAGATTGGATGTTGGGCATTTCTAGCACACTAAATACTAGAGATAAAACATTTACAGGAACTTCTGCTAAATTAGAAGGTGAGAATGCGGATTATAAACAAGATTTAAAAGTAAAACAGTATGCAACAAATGGAAAAGTGATTAGATCTTATGAAATTAAAGGCGCATTTCCTTCTGCAATAGCTGCAATCAATTTAGATTGGGGAACACAAGAAATTGAAGAATTTAGTTGTACTTGGACATATACTAAATGGGTTGCTAAAGATAGTCAAGGTAATGAATCAACAGTATTTGGAAATTAGGAGAATAAATTATGGCATTTGAGATATTTGGTTTCAAAATTGAAAGAAAAAGTCAGGAAGTTACAAACGCAAATGTACCTTCATTCACTCTTCCAGAAAATGAAGATGGTGCAATGATGGTATCGGGGGCCGGTGCGTATGGCTCCTATATGGACATGGAAGGTCAATTTAAGTCTGAAATTGATCTAATCATGAAGTATCGTGAAATGTCTCAAGTTTCTGATTGTGAAATTGCAATTGATAACATCATAAATGAAGCAATTGTTCAAGACGGAACAAACCCACCAGTTGATATTGTTTTAGACCAAACAGATTTATCAGAACCAATCAAGAAAAAAGTACGTGAAGAATTTACAAAAGTTCTTGATTTGTTGAATTTTAATAATTTTGGGCATGATATTTTCCGCAGATGGTATATTGAAGGTAGAATATATTATCATATTATGATAGATGAAAATAATCCGCAATTGGGAATAGTGGAACTCAGGAGTCTTGATTCTACAAAAATCAAAAAAGTAAAACAAGTCAATCAAAAGAAAAAAGACCAAAAACAAATAGAAATTGCGATACATCCAATGTACACATATAATGAAGCAGGGTTGGATGCTAAAACTGGTCAGGGTCTTATGATTTCGGGGGATAGTATTGCATATGCAACATCTGGAATACTGAACGCAAACAAAAGACAAGTATTATCATATCTACACAAATCAATCAAACCATTAAATCAACTTAAAATGGTAGAAGATGCGATTGTAATTTATCGTATCTCACGAGCTCCAGAACGAAGAATTTTCTATATTGATGTAGGTAACTTACCAAAGGTCAAAGCAGAACAATATATTCGTGACATTATGACACGATATAAAAATCGTTTAGTATACGATTCCGAATCTGGTGAAGTTAAAGATGATCGCAGACATCAATCCATGTTGGAAGATTACTGGTTGCCACGAAGAGAAGGTGGAAGAGGAACAGAAATTACCACACTTCCTGGCGGAGAAAATCTAGGACAACTGGAAGATGTTGAATTTTTTCAAAAGAAATTATACAAATCATTACACGTTCCTGTATCTCGTTTAGAGTCTGACTCTGGATTCTCTTTGGGGAGAGAAAGTGAGATAACTAGGGATGAACTTCTTTTTAGTAAATTTATCCAGAAATTACAGACACGTTTTTCTCATGTATTTGATGAAATTATGGAAAAACAAGTGATCTTAAAAAATGTAATGACTGCCGCAGAATGGGCAAAAATTAAAGATAAGGTTCATTACAAGTTTGAAAAAGATCATTATTATACAGAGTTTAAACAGCAGGAAACCTTGTCACAAAGAATAGATCTTGCAAGGAATATGGAGGATTGGGTAGGTCAATATTATTCAAAAGAATGGTTTAGGAAAAATGTTCTTAGGCAGTCTGATGATGATATTGAAATGCAAGATTCTCAAATGGAAAAAGAAAAAGCCGAAGGTGAGTATGAAGATGAAGGAGATGAGGATGAAATGTGATTCCTCACTCTTAAAAGTTTATAAATATTAATAGTAATTTTTTGGAGATTTAAATGGCAGAACAACAAGTACAGACTAAAGAGTATAGACCAGTAGACATTATTGATTTTTCAATGCAAAGCAAACCTACGAAAGTAACCGATGCATTTGGACAATTAATTTCGGACAAAGTAGTAAATTTTCTTGCAAACAAGAAACAGGAAGTTTCTGCTAAAATGTTCAAAACAAAAGAAGATATACCAGAACCTGCTGAGGTTGAAGTTAAAGCCGCACCAGAATCAGAAGTACAAACTACGGAGGCATAATGGCATTTGCAACTAGAACACTTATAGACACAGGAAAAGCTTCTACAGGATATGGGAAAGTAGTAATTTTATTAGATCTTAGTGATCATAATGCTTCTGCAACTGCATTAGATGCAGATGGTTTAGCTGGATTTGCGAATGGAGCAAAACTTAATATTCGTAGAATGCGGTGGGGATTAACAAGTGGAGCAGATGATGGTATTGGTGGTTCTGCATTGATAGAATTTAAAGGTGCAAGTGCCGACACATCTGCAATAAGACTTGCAGGATCGGGATACTATGATGGCCCCGCAATTAATAATAATGCAACAAACACTACTGCTACTTCGGCAGATATTATGTGTGTTCCTGTTAATACAACTGGATTTATTATGATAGAATTTTCTAAAGATTCTGGTTGGTCAGCATAATGAAAACATTTAAGGAATTCAGAGAATCTATCGGATGTTCTACTAAATTGGAAGTAGTAGAGCGAGAAAAAATAGAGATTTTTGAGGGAGATGTAATTGACCAATTAAGGAAAATTGTAAAGTCTAAGAAAGAAGCAGATGTGTCACTTAAATCTGGATCATCACACAAAATAGATCCCGATTCTGCTAAACAAATACTCAAGACTTTTGACTCCCTAAATAGTTCTAAACAAAAAAAGGTGCGAAAAGACATGAATAAAGACACAAAGGGTTTTATGACCATCATGGATTTTGCACACGAAAACGTACAAAGGTAGGAAATATGAAACTAATTTGCGAATTACAAGAAGCCGTAAATTATGAATTGCTAGAGGAAGAAAATAAACCTAAGCAATATTTCATTGAAGGTATATTCATGCAATCGGAAAGAAAGAACAAGAATGGTAGAATATATCCATTGGATGTTCTTGAAAAAGAAGTAAACCGATATGTAAGAGAATATGTAGAACCTAAACGTGCATTTGGTGAGTTAGGTCATCCAGATGGCCCAACAGTTAATCTTGATCGTGCATCACATATGATTCATTCCTTGCAAAAAGAAGGAAAGAATTTTATTGGACGAGCAAAGATTCTTGATACACCAAATGGCAAAATAGTAAAAAATCTTATTGACGAAGGTGCAAAGTTAGGTGTTTCTTCCAGAGGAATGGGAACTTTGAAACCAGAGTCTAAGGCGCAAATTGTTCAAAGTGATTTTTATTTGGCAACCGCTGCGGATATTGTTGCAGACCCTTCTGCTCCAAATGCTTTTGTTGAAGGTATAATGGAAGGTAGAGAGTGGATTTGGGATGGAGGTCTTTTGAGAGAACAAGATGTAGAAAGGGCAAGGAACAATATTCGTTCCGCTGCTTCCAAAGAACTTGAGGAAGTAAAATTAACTGAGTTCAAAAATTTATTGTCAAACTTGTGATATTATAAATATTAACAGTAACGAATTAATAATTTTAGGAGTTTCAATGGCTACTGAAGAAAATATAAATCAAACCGAAGTTCTGGAAGAGTCTGAGCAAGAAGAACTTGTTGAAGCTCCAGAACAAGAGCAACCAGAAGTAGAACTTTCTGAAAAGTCTAAGGCCAAAGTCAAAGAAGACGATGACGAAGACGAAGAAGGGGAAGACGAAGAAGGAGAAGAAGAGGAAGAAGACGAGCAGGTAAAGAAAGAGGAATTTAAAGTTCCTACTACCAAGTCTGCTATGATCAAGCAACTCTTTGACAAAGTTAACGGCATGAAAAAAGAAGAGGTTTCCGCTAAGTGGAAAGATCTTATGGGTGTTGCCGAAGCAGAAGACTTGGGAGGCCCAACCCCTGAAGATTCCGATAACACAAAAGATGAAGTCGGAAAAAAGAAAAAGAAAGTTAAGATTGCTATGCCAGAAATTAATGTCAAAGAAGATATTGATGCACTGGTTGAGGGAGAAGAACTTACAGAAGAGTTCAAATCCAAAGCATCTACAATTTTTGAAGCTGCAGTCCATCAGAAAGTAATGGAGGTTGCAACGGCTAAAATAGAAGATCTTGAAAAAGAATATCAATCAGATCTACAAGAAGAGATAATCTCATTCCGTGATGAGTTGACTGAAAAAGTTGACGGATACCTCAACTACGTAGTTGAAGAGTGGATGAGAGAGAACGAACTTGCACTTGAAAGTTCACTGCGAAGTGAAATTACTGAAGAGTTCATGGGCGGATTAAAGAATCTCTTTACTGAACATTACATTGAAGTTCCAGACGAGAAGGTTGACATTGTTGAAAATCTTTTTGACAAAGTTGAGGAACTTGAAGGTCAATTAAATACTCAAATTGAAGAGAATGTCCAAACTAAGGGCGAACTTAACGATTACCGAAAAAACAAAATCTTAGAAGAAGTCTGTTCAGATCTTGCTGACACACAATCTGAAAAGATGAAAGATTTAGTTGAAGGTGTATCTTTTGATGAAACAGAAGATTTTGAGGATAAAGTAAAAACGATTAAGGAAAGTTATTTCCCTAGTCAAGTAAAACAGGATGAAAATATTGAGCAGAAAGATGTTGTCACGGAAGATTCTCCATCAGAGGAAACTCCTAAGATGAATAACATCATGGAAGCTTACAGTCAAGCAATTGCCCGTAAGTAATTTTTTTTAAATTAGTTTTTTTAACAATTATAGGAGTTTAAAAATGCAACTCTCAGAACAAGTAAACAAGAAGTGGGCTCCAGTTCTTGATCATCCAGATCTTCCTGAGATCAAGGATGCTCATCGTAGAGCAGTAACCGCTATCTGTCTTGAGAATGTTGAAAAGCAGTACGCTGCAGATCAACAGGCAAGTACAGGTGGGTTATTGATGGAGGCAACGCCTACAACTGTACAGGGTATGACTACTGCTGCCGATTTTTCGGGTGGAGCAGGAAATCCAACTCATGCAAGTATAGATTTTGCAGACCCAGTTCTTATCAGCATGGTTCGCCGTGCAATGCCTCAACTCGTAGCATACGATGTTTGTGGTGTACAACCAATGTCGGGCCCAACTGGTTTGATTTTTGCTCTCAAGAGTAGAATTAACGATCAGTCTGGAAACGAACTCCCAGGCGTCAATCCTGACGGAGAAGATTCAGAGTCAGGTACTCCTGGCCACGCATCTGGTGATAACGTAACAACACCTGGCCTGTTAATCACAGGAACAGATGGAACTGCACAAACTGGAAACGAATATTCCGCATCAAGTGCTCTTGAAACAGCAGGTGGTGAGGCAGACGTTGCCGGTGAAATGTCCTTCACAATTGAGAAGGTTTCCATCGCAGCAGGAACACGTGCTCTTAAAGGTTCTTATTCAATGGAACTTGCACAGGATCTACGTGCCGTTCACGGATTGGATGCAGAAGCAGAACTTGCTAACATTCTTTCTGGTGAAATTCTTGCAGAGATCAATCGTGAGGTTGTTCGTAAGATTTACATCAATGCTGCAGCTGGTGCCCAAATTGGTACAACAACTGCCGGTATTTTTGATCTTGACACAGATTCCAATGGACGCTGGATGGTTGAGAAATTCAAAGGTCTGATGATGGCGATTGAAAGAGATGCCAATCAGATTGGTCGTGACACACGAAGAGGAAAAGGTAATATTATCTTGACTTCTGGTGATGTTGCATCTGCACTCTCAATGGCAGGAATGTTGGACTATGCTCCTGCAATGAGTACAGATCTTAACACAGACACAGCATCAACAACTTTTGCTGGTATCATGAATGGTCGATATAAAGTTTATGTTGATCCTTATTCTGATACAAACGCAGCAGAATACTACTGTGTAGGTTATAAGGGTGAATCACCTATGGATGCAGGAATCTTCTACTGCCCATACGTTCCATTGCAAATGGTTCGTGCGGTTGATAGTTCCAGTTTCCAACCACAAATTGCATTCAAGACACGCTACGGAATAGTTGCAAATCCATTTGCTGAAAATGCAAGTGCTTCAACTGGTCGTACAACTGGTGTTCTTGGGTCTAATCCTCACTTGAACAAGTATTACAGGAAAGCACGCATTTCCAACTTAATGTAATTCTTGACACTACATAGTGTAGGGGTTTCTGAAGGGAGAGAAGAAATTCTCTCCCTTTTTTGTTTGTACTGATCTAGTGAGGAATTATGATAATAGTAATAGGTAATGGACAATCCAAATTCGTAGTAAATCCAAAATTATATAAAAATCATTTAACTTATGGATGTGATTTTGTTTACCGAAAACATATGCCAGACCACTTGGTGTGTCAAGATGTAGATGCACAATTGGAATTAATTACCAATAAACACACAAGAAAAAATAAATGTTATTTTAGAGGATTTGGTTTGATTCCAAGCATGAATTATGATATGCTTAGACAAACTGTAGATTCACGAATGAAAATAGGTGAAAACTCTCCTAAAACAGAAAATTTTGTTAATTTTTCTCATAAAGGTGTAACCTATTTTATTTGGGTTGATTCTTCTGATCTAATAGAAGATATTGAATGGTGGGATGATGATTGGAATACGGATGCAGTTGCACTCCGTTTGGCCTGTCAACATAATTTTGGTGAAACTTTTTATTGCGTTGGCTTTGATTACTATCATGAACAAACGAGTTCTGGGATATATCTGGGATCAAATGTTCACCAATTTCACGAAAAAGATAATACAGTATTTCTTAAAAACCATAAAACGATTGAAGAAGAACATCCAGATTGTAAATTTGTATTTGTAGGTAAGGATATGGAGTATTCAGAGTTTGAGAAAATGTTTGAATAAATAGTAGTAAAGGAACTCTATGGCAGCATCAAATAAAATACCAGACAATATAAATTATCTATCCAATATCAGTTTCAGATTGGCAATGGAAGACGCTCCAAGTTTGACATGGTTTTGTCAAGCGGTCAATATTCCTGGCGTGTCTATTCCCAATATTGAAATAACAAATCCCTATGCAACTGTACAATATGCAGGGAATAAAGTTACTTTTGAAACATTAGAAGTTCGTTTTATCGTAGATGAACATTTAAAAAATTGGACTGAAATTTATGATCGTGTGATCGCATTGGGTTTGGCCGAGGGTCATGAAAAATACAAATTATTGAAAGCAAAATCTGATTTAACATCTAGAGGTGGAACAGTTTCCACAGTTGTTCTTTCCGTACTGACAAGTGCAATGAATTCTCAAATGGAATTTCATTTCTACGAAGCATTTCCTATTTCAATCTCTAGTTTAGAATTTGATAGTGCAGCCACAGACCTAGAATATTTTACAGCAACCGCAACATTCCAGTATACAAACTATGAAATAAGAAACCTATTAGATAATTAAAAATTATGGAACTTGAAGACATTATGAAAATGTGGGAAGAGGATTCTCACATTGATGATAAAGACTTGGATAATGAATCATTGAACATTCCAAACGTACATCAAAAATACCTCAACATATATTCAAAAGAAAAACGGAAATTGAGTGATCTTAAAACTCATTGGAAGATCCTTTTTCAGCAAAGATGGGAAGTGGTTATTTCCAAGAACGGAAAAGCACCAGACCACAATATTCGCATTTCAAAAACAGAACTAGAAAGACATTATGTTGCAGCAGATGAAGTCCTACAAAAGGCCGAGAAAATTTTAAACGAACAAGAAGGGAAAGTTGAATATTTGAAATCGGTTCTTTCCATGATTGAGAATAGAAGTTTTCACATCAACAATGCAATCAATTGGAGAAAATTTGTTGCAGGGTTGGGGTAGTAGTGCAAATAATTATAGAAAAGGAAAATGAAGTATATCTAAGACTTATCTGTGAACCAAGTGTAAGGATGGAATTGAATCATTATTTCCGATTCCGCCCAAAAGACTATCAATTCATGCCCATGTTTCGTAGAAAAAAATGGGATGGTTTTGTATATCTTTTCAACATGGATTCTGGTAGAATGTACTATGGACTAAAATCAGAAGTTCAAAGATTTGCATATGATAGAGAATATACGTTAATAGATCAAACAAATGATCCGTATAATAAAATTTCCAATGAGGATTATTTTAAATTCCTTACATCATTTCCCTGTGAGTACAAATTAAGAGATTACCAAAGCAACGCAGTCAGACACGCAATAGATAAAAAAAGGTGTGTATTACTTTCACCTACTGCATCTGGTAAATCCTTAATTATCTATTACATAATACGTTATTATTCTCCAAGAAAATCTTTGGTCATTGTGCCGACATTATCTTTGGTGAGTCAGATGTATTCGGATTTTGAATCTTACGCACGGGCCGATAAAAATTTTGATATAGACAGTTTAGTTCATAAAATATATGGAGGACAAGAGAAGGTTACAGACAAACAAATTGTTGTCTCAACTTGGCAATCTCTATACGAACAAAAAAAGAATTACTTTTCAGAGTTTGAGTTGGTGATAGGAGATGAAGCACATCTCTATAAATCAAAATCACTAACAAAGATAATGAAGGGTTTAGAGAATGCACCTTATAGAATAGGAACTACAGGAACATTAGATGATGTAGAAGTACACAAATTGATACTAGAGGGGTTGTTTGGATCAACTAAAAGGGTCACTACGACAAAAGAATTGATTAAAAAGAAAACCCTATCTGAAATTCATATAAAATGTCTTGTATTACAATATTCAAAAGAGGCCTGTGCTATTGTTTCAAAATTAAACTATCAAGAAGAGATAGATTTTTTAGTAAGTCATACTGAAAGAAATAAATACATATGTAATCTAGTTGAGGGTCTTTCGGGCAATTCTTTGGTCTTATTTCAGTTGGTAGAAAAACATGGAAATATTCTACATGAAATGTTGAGAGATAAAATAGATAATTCAAGAAAAGTGTTTTTTGTTTATGGAGGAACAGATGCAGAATCAAGAGAACAAGTTAGATCTATCGTGGAACAAGAACGAGATGCCGTCATATGTGCGAGTTATGGCGTATACAGTACTGGCATCAACATTAGGAATCTTCATAACATCATTTTTGCTTCTCCTTCTAAGTCTCGTATAAGAAATCTACAATCAATTGGTAGAGGACTTAGGACATCGGATACAAAGAAATCTGCAAACTTGTATGATATTTCAGATGATCTTACGTACAAAGAGAGAAAAAATTATACCTTAAATCATTTCATGGAAAGAATCAAAATTTATACCAGTGAAAAATTTCCATATAATATCTACACAATTCCAATAAAAGGATAATATGACTGCACCTCTTAAATATGTCAAACTTGCAAGCGGAGAAGAACTGCTGACAATGTACATGGAGCCAGATGGTGGATTTTTTAAATTTAAACATCCTGTAAAAATATCTCACGTTGTAGATCAAGAAGGAGATGAGGGTGTGAGATTTACCAAATGGATTCCATTCACAGAAGATAAAATAATTCCTGTATCCGCTAAATATGTGGTAACAATGGCAAACCTATCTCCAAAAATGCACAAGATATACAAAGATATTATAGAAGAAGAGAGCGATACATTTGAAGAATTTATACCATTAGGTAATGAGAGTGAAATGTTAAACTAAGTATATACTTTCATTTGTACTCGTCACAGACTCATTATAACACTTTATGGAGGTTTTGTCAAGTTTTTTTTATTATTAAATATTACTTGACTTTTTTGATTGAATTTGATATAATGGATATATTATAAACTAAGAAAGGATATTCATGCCAAGAAAAAAACAACATTATGTGAATAATGAACAATTCTTGATAGTCATGAGAGATTATCGTGAAAATTATTTGAAGTCAAAGGATGACGAAACCACACCACCACAGATACCCGATTATGCAGGAGAATGTTTTCTTAAAATAGCAGAGAGACTTTCTCATCGGCCAAACTTTATAAATTATGCATTTCGGGAAGAAATGGTAAGTGATGGAATTGAAAATTGTGTAATGTACGCAAGTAATTTCAATCCAGAAAAATCAACCAATCCATTCGCATATTTTACTCAAATCATATATTACGCATTCCTTAGAAGAATTGAAAAGGAAAAGAAACAACTTTATATCAAATATAAAACGATGGATGAGTTTAGTTCTTTAGAAGACAATTCAGACATGGCTGCAATGAGTGCAAAAGAGTCTGCAAGTGTAGTATCTGGTGCATCTCCAATGACAGCAGATAAACGTGCAAGTATATATGACTTCATCCATGCATTTGAAGAGAAGAAAAGAGCAAAGAAAAAACCCAAACCAGAAGTTGATAAGAATCTTGCTAAGTTATCACCTCTCGTTGAATTTATGGAAGAGGCATACGCATGAAGATTGCTTTGTTGACAGACACACATTTTGGTGCAAGAAATGATAGTTTGATTTTTAATGATTTCTTTAAAAGGTTTTATGATAATGTATTCTTTCCTACGTTAAAAGAAAGAGGTATTACCAAAGTATTGCATTTAGGAGATGTGGTTGATAGAAGAAAATTTATTAATTATAAGACTCTAAATTCTATGAAAGAAATTCTGTTTCTTCCGCTAAAAGAGATGGGAATCAATATGGATATTATTGTTGGTAATCACGATATATATTACAAAAATACTCTTGCAGTAAATTCTATGTCTGAATTGACAGATGGAATGGATCATGTAACAGTACACGTTGAACCAACCGAAGTATCTTTGGATGGGAAAAACAAAGCAGTATTTCTGCCTTGGATCTGTGCAGACAATGAAAATCGGACAAGAGAATTGATAGAAAAGACACGTGCTCCAGTTGCATTCGGTCATCTTCAAATAGAAGGAATTGAACAACATAAAGGTTCGTTTGCAATAGAAGGATACTCTCAGTCAATGTTTAAGGCCTTCCAGAAGGTTTTTTCTGGACATTTTCATCATAAGTCGGAGACAGGAAATATTACTTATTTGGGGAATCCTTATGAGATCACATGGAGTGATTATAATGATCAAAGAGGATTTCACATATATGACACGGAAACAATGGAAGTGGAAATGGTCAATAATCCATATTCAATGTTTCATAAAATTTATTATGATGATTCTAAAGGAAAAATAGACCACATTGATGTTTCTCAATATGAAGATTGTTATGTAAAAATTATTATTAAGAACAAAGAGAATCAATATTTGTTTGAAGCATTAATGGATAATTTAGTTAGAGGGGGCGTTGGACATATATCGGTTGTTGATAACTTATTTGATATTGAAGATCTTGGAGAAGATATAGAAAGTATTGATGATGTTGAAGACACTATGAGTGTAATTCGTAATTGTGTAGATGGGTTGCAACTCAAAAATAAAGAATCATTAAATAAATTAATGCAGGATTTATATAATGAATCATTGACATTGGAGACAGTATGAGTACCAGACAAGAACGAAGACGCCAAGAAAGACTAGAAAAGAAAAACAACCCAAAGACATATTCTTTTGATGTTCCGATGAGATTTATTCAGCCTTGGTCATGTCCAGTTTTAATGACTAGATTACCAGATCATGTTCTTGGTAAAATGTTAGAAATTACAGATGAGGTGTTTGAAAAGAAAGAAAAAAGTTGGGGAGAAAACCTTGCAGGGCAAATAGAAAGTGAGTTAATTGTTCCACATGAAATGTTACAAGAAGCAGGAGTATTTAATTTTTTTCATGATATGATTAGTCATTATGTACAGGAAGTTAAGAAACAGATGTATGGGCCAGAGGGTGAACAAATGGTCGCTAATGAAAAATGGTTAGTTCAAATGTTATCAATGTGGGTGGTAAATCAATTTCCTGGCGAATACAATCCCACACATATGCACACACAGTGTCAAATATCTTCTGCGATGTATCTTAAAGTTCCTAAATTTAAAGAATCAAGAAAAAAACATCGTGACAGAGATGATGGTTCAATTGTTTTTACGGGCGCAGCTGGAAGGGATTTGGGTTTATGTCAACCTACTTGGCAGTGGCGCCCAAGAGTTGGAGATATGTTTATTTTTGGTGCTCAGCAATTACATCATGTGTATCCTTTTTTAGTTGAAGAAGGAGATCCAGAAAGAAGGTGTGTTGCTTACAATGCAATTACTTCTACTCAATCGGAACAAGATGAATTTGCTAAACAAGAGCAAGCAATGAAAGATGAAAGTCTAAAGACAGTTGATTTCGGATCTACTACAGGAAAGGCTGGTTCGCATACGCAAAAAAAAAATTAGATAATACAGAACATTTTGCCAAAGTTCAAGAGTTATTGAAAACGCATAAGATATAAAAATAAGAGAAAGGAACAAATGTCAAATTATGATGTGGATGAGTTAGAAAGACGGAGAGATATGGAAAATCGTATGACTGCTACAACCACTAAAGGAAAAGTAATTCAACCAGAATCGCAAGCAGCATTAACATTAGAATTACCAGATGATGTAATTTTCAATTTATCAATGTTAGCACATGAGAGGGGAATCACTCTTAATAAGATGATTCATATTACATTGAAAAAGGGATTAAGTATAGTAGATAATACATTAAAGACAACCAGCCCCCAACTCTTAGTGGAAAAAGGCCAATAAATTTCTAAATGATAATATTTAAACAAATCTCTTGGAAGAATTTTCTTTCTACAGGAGATACACCTACAACTGTCTTTTTTGACAGATCACCAACTACTTTAATAATCGGAGAAAACGGATCGGGTAAATCAACAATCCTAGATGCATTGACATTTGGATTGTTTGGAAAACCTTTTCGTAGTATTAACAAAACTCAATTAGTCAATACGATTAATGAAAGAGGGTTGCTGGTTGAAATAGATTTCTCAATAGGGAAAAAAGATTTTAAAATTCGTAGAGGAATCAAACCAAATTTATTTGAGATTGTTCAGAATGGTAAGGTTTTAGACCAAATGGCGAACATCAGAGATTCACAGGAATATCTAGAAAAGGTTATTCTCAAGTTGAATTTCAAGTCCTTTACTCAAATTGTTGTTTTGGGAAGTTCTACCTTTGAGCCATTCATGCAGCTCAAACAGTCGGATAGAAGAACTATTGTTGAAGATCTTTTGGACATTCAGATTTTTTCCACAATGAATGGACTATTGAAACAGAAGAATTCTGAGTTAAAATCCAATCTTCAAAATAACGAGAATCAAAGGGAACTGAATAAATCAAAATCTGCAATGCAATTAGAATATATTGAAAGATTGAAACAAGACAATAATTCAATTGTAAAACAGAAAGAAGAAGATATTCAAGGATTTGTGAATCAAAGAAAAGATGCAAATGAGTCAATTGCTGCATTGCAAAACGATATAGGTGATTTGAGTAAGAAGATAATAACAGAAGATGACACAAAGAAAAAGACATCCGAATACGAGAAGGTTCAGAATAAAATAGAAATCAAATTAAAGCACGATGAAAACGAATTGAATTTCTATGAAAATAATTCTACTTGCTCAACTTGCAAACAAGTCATTAATGATGAGTTTAAAAAGGAGAGAGTAATTGACATTTCAAAAGGAATTGATGATAAGAAAGATGGTTTAGGAAAAATCATTACTGAAATTGATACATTAGAAAATCAGTTAAAGAATTTTCGTGAGATAGGAAAAGAGATTGTAGATAAATCTCAAACTCTTGCTGGATTAAATTCTTCAGTCGCATCGCTAGATGCGAACATTGAACGGGCCTGGAAAGAGATTGAGAAATTAAAAGACAAGAAAAAACTTGACAATTCAGAGATGGATGTGCTATACTCTTTAGAGGAAGAATTAAGAACCTTGAATTCTGAATTTTCGGAACTGTGCGATGAGAAACAAATTTTTGAATATGCACATGAATTGCTGAGAGATACGGGCATCAAGACAAAAATCATTCGTCAATATGTTCCTATCATTAACAAATATGTAAACAGATATTTAAATGAGTTGGATTTTTTGATCAACTTTTCAATTGATGAAAATTTCAACGAAACGATTCAATCACAATATCGTGATGAATTTTCTTATGCTTCTTTTTCTGAAGGTGAGAAAATGAGAATTGATCTTGCGTTGTTGTTCACATGGCGCATGGTTGCAAAACTCAAGAATAGTGTGAACACGAATCTTCTTGTTTTAGATGAAGTTTTTGATTCATCTTTAGATGCTGATGGTACAGATGCATTTTTGAAGATTCTGAATACCCTTGATGCAAATACAAATGTATTTGTTATATCTCATAAAGGAGAAATTCTTTATGACAAATTTAATTCAACAATTAAGTTTTTGAAAGAGAAAAACTTTTCCAAAATAGAGGTCGGATGAGTGATTTAGTATGTGAGTTGGTGAAAGAAGATGATCCATTTTTGAGAGAAAAACCAGAGAGATTTGATTTTAAGAATCCTCAAGTTGATCCTGAGAAATTGGTAGAACAATTGTTTGCAAATATGATTCATTATAATGGAATGGGTTTATCTGCAAATCAAATCGGTATTCCTGCAGCGGTATTTGCAATGGTTATGGGAGAAAATGGAATAGTTATTTTCAATCCAGAAATTTTAGAGTGGAGTGACGAAACAACATATATAAGAGAAGGATGTTTATCCTTTCCTGGCCTTTATGTTGCAGTTGAAAGATCGCATTCTATTGCTGCAAAATTCCAGTTATATGATGGAGAGGAACAGGGTGCAAGTTTTTCTGAAATGTCTGCAAGGATATTTCAACACGAATCTGAACACATGGACGGAGATATTTTCATAGATAATGTTTCTAAGTTTAGATTAAAATCCGCCATGAAGAAACGTAATCATTATTTGAAAAAACTTAATAAAAATTAGGAGATAAGATGGCCGAAGTAAAAAAGGATGTAAAAAAAGTAGTTGTAGAAAAACCTGCACCTAAAGTAAGTGGTGTAGACGAAGCTGCGAAACAAGCATTAATTGGTAGAGGGATTGCAAATCCTTCAGCACAACAAATTTCAGACTATAAAACTAGAATGGGATTGGAGTAAAATGGCAGAAGAAAAAAGGGGAATTGAGGAAGTCAAAGATGTTTTAGACTTCATGTTTTCTTTCATAGATGCAGTAGGAAAAGCTAGAAAAGATGGAGAAATGTCATGGGGAGATGCCAGATATTTCATTGATCCTGTCAAAAAACTTTTTGATGCAGTAGAAGACATTGATGAAGTTCTTCCAGAGATTGTTGACCTTGACGAAGCGGAATATGATGAACTCGTAGCCTACGTTAGAGAAAAGTGGGATTATGACGAAGAAAATCTTGAATGGGTGGTTGATACCGCAATAGAGGCCGGAAGAGGTATTTTATCTCTTGTCAATATGCAAAAAAGTTGAAAAAAACTTGACATTCTAGTATAGATTTGGTATAATAGTAGTGAAAGGTGAGGGAAGGTTCTCACCTATTTGATGAATCTCTAACGAGAATATATTATGAGTACAAATGCTTTAGTTGCGTATTTGAATGAAGACGGATCGGTTGTTTCATCCTATGTACATTACGATGGATATACAATTGGTGTCGGCGAAATGTTGTTAGAAAATTATAATCTGAGAGTACTTGCAAGAGATCTTGCAGAGAAATTGGGTTATGCATCTTCTTTGAGAGAAACCATTGCAGCTTCTCATGAAGATCGTGCAAATTCAGATGAGGCCGAAACCTACGAATCATATGAAGATTTTGAAGAATCTATTCGTGAACGTAGTTTTCTGGAATATGTTTATCTTTGGGATTTTCATAAAGATAAATGGATGGTTTCTTCTTGGGAAACTACTAGGAAAGAAGTCTTTACTGGTGAAGGTAGAGATTATGAGTTTGACTCCACTTGGAATGGTTTTGAAGAACTCGTAACTGTTTTCATTCGTGAAGGTAACGATACTGTTGTTAGGTGGAAAAGAATGGTTTCAGAAGGTAGACTTACTGATGAGTATTTGGATCACGCTTCGGAACTGGAAGAGGTGGTTTCAAGGTATCATCGTGCTGCTATGAAGGAAATTGCTCGGACTGCACTTGCTGCATAATGAACGTTCACCTTTTCTCTGTGGGTTACACAGTATATATAATAATCAAGAATTCAAGACCACTTACGAGTGGTCTTGTTGTATAATGACATAAAATGGTTCGTTCTGTAATAGATTTAGTTAAAGAAAGAAAATATATCACATTTCCTGTCATTACAGATGTGAGGCAAACCAGAAGATATCATGTATTAAATGCACATATAAGAGAATTTGGATTTAAAGTTGGAGCAGAATTGGGTGTTTCTGCTGGTGAAAATTTCTTCCATTTATTAAATGCAAATCCTAATTTATTTTTATATGGTGTAGATACATGGGTTTTACAAGAAGATAATAAAATCGAAAATTATGATATAGACGAAAAATTAAAATTAGAACAACGCAAGAAAACTGTTTTTTCACAAGTATCATTTTATGGTAATAGATGTAAAATATATGAAGAAAGAACAGATGTGGCCCATGAACATTTTGAAAATGATTCTTTGGATTTTATTTTTATAGATGCAGATCACACTTATGAAAGTGTTAAAAAAGATATAGAATTGTGGACTCCTAAAGTAAAGACTACAGGAATGATTTTTGGACATGATTTGAATTGGGGATCGGTTGCCAGAGCAGTCGGTGAAAGTTTTCATCATTTTTATATTAA